TTAATACCACCGTTGGCAAACTCCATTGCTAATACTGTAGTCTCCTCGATATTCATACCAAAGGTGTCTGCTATGGGAGCAGCGTATTTCATAGTTTCCATTCATGTTATCTCAAAGGCTCTTTATCCTTTGATTCTCATAGTTTCCTATGAGGTCAGACTATATCATCATCTCAGTGAGATGCTAGGCGCTCGTGGGAGTTTCTTCCGTTCTGGATTACTCCTCCTAGTCGTTACACGTTTCTTTCATCCCTGAAAGACTTCGCTCGGGATTGCCATGTTGATATTGTACTAAGAAATATCAATTTAGGTTTCCCCGAATTCACCTAGTTTGCTAATAATGTCACCACTATTAGGGGCAAAACTATGATACCCAGTTGTTCAACGTTTAAGTTAGCCGCCGCTGATCCTTTGGCAAACACATCAGCCGCTCTTCCTGCTTCGTCAGCTTTCATTCCAAAAGGTGTCATAGTATCAGTAACAATATCAGCCGCCCTAGCAAGGTCTAAGTTCCCTGCAGTGGCTAAATTTAGTAAGGGTTTCGATCCAGCAATCATATCGTTAGCTGTCCACCCTGCTGTAGCCATATACTCATAAGCTTCGGCTACGTTGGTAGCGCTCCATACAGTAGAAGCACCTAGCTCTCGAGCATTAGCTCCAAGCTCCGCCATCTGTAGAGACGTGGAATCAGAGATAGCTTCAACAGTCGACATCTGCTTAGTATATGACATACCGGCACTTACAGCACTTTCTAAGCCTTTTTTTACAAGTGCAATACCACCAACCGCCGCTCCGATAGCTGCAAGTTGAGTAGCTGCACCTTTAAACATAGAACCCATACTCTCAGCTGATTTCCCTGCATTACCTGCTTCTCGACGTATTTGTGTTAAATCTCGTACCATGCTTTGAATTCCAGATTTGAAGCGACTATCATTCAAGAGGACGTCTATAGCAATTGTTTCATTTTGAGCCATTGGTTACCTCCTTTCTAGAGCTAGTACTTCGAGTCATCAAGTTTTACAAGTCTAGCTCTGTATTCTTTGATAGTTTGATAAACCGAGATATCGATCCAATGAATGAAGTCAGTATTGTCGATAGTTGTTAAGTCCCATCCAGCTTTCAATCTATCTATGTAGAAATCCATGATGAATTCGTATACTGGAGAATCGTCAACCTTTAAGGCATCTGCGAATTCAATCTTCTCAGCCTCTTCTCGGTTGACGTTCATTAGTTTTTTATTTGCTCCATGCGTTCCTTGGCTCTTCGTGCAGGTGAGGTAATAGTGTTCATAATAAGTTGTGTAACATCACCTGCATCAACTCCATTCCAGAATTCTTCCTCTGTGAATTGACAATTATATAAATCATTAGCAATGAATTTAACAGCACCATCTAAAGTTTCCATCGAAAAATCCTTCTCTAGAGAACTAGCCCATCCTACAGATTGTTTGAAACGTATAGCTGGCATAAAAGCAGGTTGTTTAAAACTCTTTTCTTCGCCATCGATTAATAATTTGATTTCCATATTTAATTTCCACCTTTGTGAATTTATAGTTAAACATCATATAAAAAAGAGGGATATCAACCCCTCTTTTTTTAAAAGGATATTATTATGATTAAGGAGTTGGTGTAGATGATACTAACTCAGCACTTTCAATACCTGGAGGCAATGGAGGTTCTGTTGTTGGAGGTTTTGGGGTATCAGACGGTTCGACTACTCCTTTGAAAAAATCAACCGCCCAGTTATCCGGATTTTGAGTTGTTGCTTTGTTAGCATCAATCTGAAACTCGTAAACAGAATCCTTTAGACGAGGCATAAAGGAAATTTCATATTCAGGAGACTGGAATTCAACTTTATCCTCTTTCGTTTTTGTTTCCTCTTTACCCAAAGAAAATCGTCCTTTGTAAAGAACTTTATATCGGTATGATCCATCTGCTTTCATTCTGCGATAAAGTAATGCTCCTTGTGGGGCAACATCTTCGGCAGACTTGATTAAAGTCTTGTTCGTTTTAGAGTACTTATGTCCTAAAACTAACGCTTCACGATCTGGTTGAATACCTGTAAGTACTAGTTTTGCAGGAATAGAACCCATCGCAGAAGCTGATTCGATCGCTCGATTATCTCCGTAGTCTGACACTGACTCGACTTCTGGCTCAACTGATAACTCTTTAACGTATCCGATTTGGACAGGTTTGTAATATGTTTCTTTTTGTTCATCTTGCATTGGAGCAAAATACAATTTATCGATACCGATAATTGATGTTGTCATTCAGTTTCCTCTTTTCTTATAGAATTTCAGTCAAGTAGATTGAGAAGGTAAGATGATATAGCCCGTCCACTTTATTGAATCTAGCTGACTTGATAACTTTAGTGATGTTTCCAAACGAGAGATGCGTAATACTCATGAGCTTATTTTCCACGGCATATTCTCCTTCAGTGGACATCACTCCAATGTCTGTCATGATGGTTCTACGCTGAACACTTTCAGATTCCCTTTGAAGGTTGGATAACCGAATGTCAACTACTAGGCAGTTATCTGTAAGCTGCTGTCCTGACACTGCTGTGAAAATGTCGTATGTAGGAAATATCTCTAGAAGTTTAGCCACTAAGGCATCCTCATAAGTTTGCATCACATTCTCAGTTTCATAGTTTGTATTCAACGTTTAATCACCTCTTTTAGGAAGTGCTGTACTTCTGCATCCTTCTTGGACAGCATAAGTTCATAAGCCGCATGCATGTAGTAGGCTCCAGGTTTGTATCCTTTTCCGTAGATAGTATGACCATACTCAACATAAGGAGCATAGAAAACATTGGAGTAAATTCCACCTGATATGCGCCCACCAGTAACTTGAATAGCTTTGAGCTGAAGTGAGTTTCTTAATAATGATGTATCAACTGGAACTCTTCTTTTAGCTTCAGCAACCCCTGTAGCTGAGAGACGCTGTACAAGATTCTTACCTTCGGAGTCTATTTTTCTTTCGATGTTTCTCAAAAGGTTTGTGACCCCTTCAGTTCGTACAGTAATTTCTATCATGCTGTACCACTCTCTTTAGCGTAATCTTCATGACGACAAATAACTTCCTGATGGGTTTCGTATACCATTGGAGAACCACACACGCCTTTTAAACTTCTACCATAGTAGTTAAATGTAAAACGATCACCGGCTTTGATATCGATATGTTGTTCAAGATACACTTGAAAGTCACCTGTAATAGGTTGGATTGTTCTCCTTTGATCGTATTCTTCCGAACGAAATACGTATAATCC